AGTTTATCCCTTTGTGTCTGTGCAAGACCTTCGGTTACATCAGCAAAAATTACATCTGCTGTGGACTCTGCTAATCTACTATTAAGAGCAACGTTTTTCTCGATTTGCTCATTGAGTTTAGACTCCATATCATCTAGTTTATCTACCATGCTTTCGATAACATCATATTTTTCTTCAGGGATTGTTACATAATGATCTTCAAAAAGTTTCTTCATTCCTTCAAGGAATGATTCTGTCATTTCAGTCTTAAGACCGTGCTCGACTTGTAGTTGATTTTCAGCAACCCACTCGTCAGCAACATACTCAAGATAAGAATCTAATCTATCAGTTAGTTCTTCCTTGATAATCTTGACTTCTTCCACAAGATTTGCTTCGTACTCAGACTTAACAGTCTCTGTGATTTCTGCTACTTTAGATTTAATAGCAGCTTCAAAGATTGTACGTGCTTTATCTTGGAATTCTTCTGAAAGTTCTTCACCAGCAATAAGTGCGTTGATGTCTTCCTCAACGTCAATCTTAACTTCGGTTACGACTTCCTCTTCTGTAGTCTCTTCTTCTGTGACTACTTCATCCGTTGTAGTTTCTTCTTCGGAAACAACATCTTCCTCTGCAACTACTTCTCCTTCAGGTTGAACTTCTTCTTCCTTCATTCCTTTTGCACCTTCAGCAGCTTTAGCACCTTTATTAACAACATCCTTAACTTGCTTAAGGCTGCCACCAGGTGTTTTTAGTTTTGCTGAATCATCATCAACCTTGTAGTTCTCAGGGGTAGGACCTCCAAGATCTTCTACATTAGGTGGAATACCACCTGTGGATAACTTTTGCATTGGTTCCGCAGGTTTAGCACCTTTGGTGACCACATTCTCTTCGATGTTTTCCATTTCGTTTAAATTGCTACCAACGGACATTTATTTAGATATGTGTTTAATCTGTATTTATTTATAGAACTTATAGATTTGATAAGAAATCGTTGAATAAATTCAACTTGTGCTCTTCTAATCTACCAGTTCCTCCTAAGGAATTTATTTTATCCTTAATTGTTTGAGCTTGTTGTTCACGAAGAATTCCTCCGTCCCAAACCCACTCTTTTCCTTCCATGATTCCAGATACAAAAGCATCAGGAGCAGAAGGATCGGCAACGATATCAGCAGCAGTTGCTAACATGAAATCTTCACCTACAACTTTACAACCAGTGTGATCTTCTTTAAGAGAACCAACTCCACGAGAAGAAACGCCAAGAGTTACACCTTCTGCAATAAGATTTTTAGCAATCCTACCCATAGGTGTTTCAAGTAGTTGTGCCTTACCAATAAAATTTTTACCTTCTTGTCTTAATGAAGTAATTTTATGTGAAACTCTGTCAAGGTTTACAGTTGGACCATCTGGATGTCCCAACTCACCAAGTGCACGTCCCTTTTTAACAAAGGACTCATTGTATCTGTTAACTTCTTT